TTTCAATATCAAGATATCGTGGATGAAATTGTTCAAGATTTGTCCTTAGCAATTGTCGGTGGCACAGGCGTCGGCAATCAGCCAGATTCATTAGACATGATTTGTGACGATGGGACCAATTACGGATCGTTAAATGGTGTCAGTCGCACAACATATGGATTAATGAAAGGCACATACACAAACTTTAGTGCCATTTTATCGTTATCAAAACTGGCTACGATGTTCGATGCCATTTCAGACACAGGTCCAAATGAGACACCTACTGTGCTCTTAACAACGTTTCCTATTTTCAGTTTGATTGAGTCCTTATATACCCCAACGGTC